GCTGCACAAGATTTGGCTAAGACAACTAACCCTGAGATTCGCACAGCCCTTAAAGAGTTCTATAACATTGGTGAGGGCGACATTACTGCTCACTTCCTCAACGGTGATTTGGCTGGACCATTGCTTCTTAAGCAAGCACGAGCAGCAGAAATTGCTGGCGTTGCAAAGACAGCGGGCTTCAATGCATTTGGTGGTATAGAAGCAGCAACTCTTGCAGAACAAGATGTTTACAAGAACATGAACCTAACTGATTTGACTACTGCCATTGGTAAATCTGGCACACTTGCAGATACACAGCGCAGACTTGCTTATCTTGAACAAGGAACTTACTCAGACAGAGAAGCACTCAAGGCAACCATTGAATCTGACCAGCAAGCAATCCTTGCATCTCAGAGGAGAGCAAGCCGTGAAACTGCACGCTTTGGCGGTAGCAGTGGATTAGGTGCTGCATCACTTAAGACTGGCAGCGAAAGCAGAATATAAGAATCCCCACTCTGATAGACCAGCCCAGGGGGGCGTAAAAGTCTGGTAGCAATAGCCAACATGGTTTCCCCGAATCATGTTTGTGGATTGCGAATACAACTAACAAAAGGGAGATAGGTAGATGGCTACCAATTATGATGAAGATGACTTCTTTGATGAGGACAATGAGCCTCAGGATGTCGTTAAGCAACTGCGTAAAGTAAATCGCACGCTTGAAAAGCGTTTGAAAGAAATTGAAGCAGAAGCAACAACTCTAAAGAATCAAACTCGTCAGCGCACCGTAAAGGATGTACTGACAGCAAAGGGTATTAACCCAAAGGTCGCAGCGTTTATCCCACAGGACATTGATGTCACTGAGGAAGCCGTGGCAACATGGCTCAATGAATATGGCGATGTCTTTGGTGTTCAGCAAGAGTCAAATAAAGGCGAGAGCCAGGCTCAGAACCCTGCACTACAAGCACAGAAGCGCATCAATGATGTCGTATCAACAGGTACTCCTCCAGGAGTAGATGAAGATTCAATGTCAAAGATATTAGGCGCTAAAAGTGCTGCAGAACTCAGTGCATTACTCGGTGTTTCAGTTCAATAACTAAAACTACCAATCACCAGGAGGTGAACTAATGGCATATACAGATACCACCGCTCTTGCGGGGTTAATCAAAACTGCTTATGACCGCTATGTAGAGTTCGCGCTTCGTTCACAACCACTGATTCGTTCAGTGGCTGACAAGCGCCCTGCTCAGCAAGCGATGCCAGGTTCAAGCGTTGTATTCTCAATTTACAATGACTTGGCAGCAGTTACTTCTGCTCTATCGTCAGAAACAACTGACCCAGATGCAGTAGCACTATCAGATGTAACCACAGTTGCAGTGACACTTGCCGAATACGGTAACGCTTCACTTGTAACTCGTAAGTTGCAACTATTCTCACTATCAGATGTTGACCCTGCAGTTGCAGACATCATCGCTTACAACATGGCAGACTCACTAGATAAGTTGGCTATGGAAACATTGCGTGGCGGAACAAATGTTATTTACTCAGCATCTTCAACCGCTCGTACTTCAACTGCTACAGTTACAGCAACTGACACAATCACTGCTGCTAACATCCGTAGAGCAGTTGCAAAACTTCGTGCTAACAAGGCTGTTCCTCGTGAGGGAAGCCTTTACTGGACAGGTATCCACCCAGAAATCTCACACGACCTTCGTGCTGAAACTGGTGCTGGTGGCTGGATGGACATGCACAAGTATGCAGAAACAGGTCAGGGACAGTTCTGGGCTGGAAACATTGGAACCTACGAAGGTGCAATGTTCATTGAAACTCCTCGTATGTACCGTGGTGTAGATGGCGCTGACCAGTCAGCACTTGCTACAACTGCAGTAACAGTCGCAGGTACTTCATCAGGCTACACCTTTGGTGTTGCTTCTTCATCTGTTATCGCTACTTCTGCAGAAGCAGGAGATAAGATTTCAGGTACAGGTATTGCAACTGGTGCAAAGATTTCATCTTTGGTTACATCAGGTTCAACAACCACAATCACTGTAGATACAGCCAACACAGGTGCAGTATCTGCAACAACAGTAGTAACAGTTACACCATTAACTGCTGTTTACCGCACAATCGTTGCTGGTAAGCAAGCACTTGCTGAGGCAGTAGCACAAGAGCCAAATGTTGTAATCGGACCAGTTACTGACCGTTTGCTTCGTTTCCGACCAATCGGTTGGTACGGCGTACTTGGCTTCGCTCGTTACCGTGAGGCTGCTATGTACCGTATTGAATCTTCTTCTTCAATCCAGGCATAGTTAATTTGTAGTTGAGGGGGCGGGGCAACTCGCCCTCTCTCTACATCAACAAGGAGGAACAATGGCACAGTATTTATTCACAACACCATCAGTTGCAGAAACACCTGCAGGTTGGCACCGCCTCTTTGCCCGCTACTCAATTCACCGTGGCGTGACAGTAATGATGATTGACGGAACTTACTCCTCATATCGCTTCCCTTCACAGACAGAAACATTACAAGCCCAAGAGGTTTATATGGGTGGACATCAATATGTTATTGACGAAGCAACTAAGACTCGTCTAACAGATGCTTCTATTGGGGGAACTTATGGTGACTACATCACAGCAATATAATTGCTCAGTTGATGGACACATTGGCAAGATAGTAAAAGAAGGTTATGACCTAATAGATGGTCAAATGATTTTTAAAGTTGAGTTGTTTGGCTGCACTAAGTGCGATGCCACCTCACCAGAACCATGGTCAGACTGGGGCACAACAAAAGAAAACCCAGACCATATTGATTCAGAGTTTTGCTCATGCTTTGGTTGCAAGGCTCGCACTCTCCAATTATCCCCAGGAGATGCAGCAGGCAATAAGGCTATGTCAGGAAAGAAGTGGGATGCAGAGTTAAAACTCTACAAATCTGCTCGTGAACAAGGCATACAACCAGCAGGTACTTCTACCAAGCAGGTTCAAAAAGCAATAGATGATTCAAACAAAGTGGGCAAAGCCTACGATGCAAACACTAATAGTTTTAAGGGGTAATCATGACTGCCATCGTAGGTATTCAGGGAAAAGGCTGGGCGGTAATAGCAGCAGATTCCATGACTACCTATGATGACAAGCCTTACTATACAAAAAGTATTGACAAGGTAGTACGCAAGGGTGATTATGTATTTGCCTTCTCAGGCGATGCCATTGCTGGCAACATAGCAAACTTTCTTTGGATACCACCCAAGGTTATTAAGACAACACCAACAGATGTATTCATGCAAACAAAAGTATTACCTTCCCTGCGTGAAGCAATGAAAGACAATGGCTATACGCCAGACACGGCAGATAAAGAAGCAGGATTTGATGCTCTTATTTGTTTAAACGGAATCATTTATGAAATAGACCAAGACTACCTCTGGTCTAAAGATGACCGTGGATTGTATGCCGTAGGTAGCGGTGGCTCACTTGCACTAGGTGCACTAGCCACTGGGTTCAGTAAGAACTCTATGAAAGCAGCAGAGTTTGCTGCTCGCAGAGCAATCAAGATTTCTGCCGATTACTGCATAAGTGTTGGTGGAGATGTCAAAGTAATCACACAAAGGGGAAACACAAATGGCAGCAGCAAAAAAGCCGTCAAAGGCAGCAGCGTACGCAGCGTACGAAAAGAAAGAGCCTAAGGCTATTAAGGCAAAAGAAAAGAAAACTGGAGAATCAAAGGCTGAAAAGTCTAGAGAAACTAAAGTAGGCATGTCAATGCTTATGAAAAAGAAGGGCAAGTAATTATGTGTACAACATGTGGATGTGGGACTAACACCGTCAACGCAGATGACAATTATGGAACAATTAACCCTTACGGCATCCCTGCCCCTGCGGTCAATAATCCGACTACTCTTGGTGAAAAGTAATGGCAGCCAAGAAAGGGATGGGCTTTGCAGCAGCACAGTCTGCGATTGCAAAGAAGCAAGGAATCCCAATGAAAAATGCGGGAGCGATTCTTGCTGCGGGAGCACGCAAGGCAAGCCCTGCTGCTAAGAAAGCAAATCCAAATCTAAAGAAAGTATTGCCAGCCAAGAAAGGCAAGTAAATGACAGACCCAAGACTAAAGCGAGCAGGAGTGTCAGGTTTTAATAAGCCTAAGCGCACACCTAGCCACCCAACAAAATCACATGTAGTTGTAGCAAAATCTGGTGACCAGGTTAAAACTATTCGCTTTGGTCAACAGGGTGTTACTGGCGACCATACGCCAACGGCAAGACAAAAATCATTTAAGGCTCGCCATGCAGCAAACATTGCCAAAGGCAAAATGAGCGCAGCGTATTGGGCAGATAAGGTTAAATGGTAATGGCTAAAAAAGAAGTATGGGATAAACCAAATCCTAATAAAAAATCTACACCTCTTTCACCTGCTGCTAAAGCATCAGCCAAGGCTGCTGCTAAAAAGGCTAGCAGAAAATATCCTAATCTTGTGGACAACATGAGAGCAGCACAGAAGAAAGGCAAGTAACTATGGCTACAGGTTATGATGGTTCAACATTTGTTGCTGAATTAAATCGGCTTGCTAATGCTGGCACATACCCAGCACGCACTGCTTTTCTAGAAGAAGTAGGGGCAGCAAACAAATGGGCTGGAACTACCAATCTAGGTTTGTTGGCTGCGCTTAATTACAAGGCTAGTTCTACTCGCACTAGAGATAACTTTAAAGATTTAAACGCAGTGTGTAATGAGATTGCTGGAACAACTGGCAAGTCTGCCGTATCAGCGTTAAGGAGCATCAATCTCTAATGGCTACTCTTGAACAGATTACTGACCGTGTAGATACACTATTGCATGGATACAGTTTAAACATGGAATCAACTACATGGCTAACTGCTGCTGTAACAAGCACAACAACTACAAGCATTTCAGTTAATGATGCTAATGTTGTAAGCCGTGGCTTTATTCAAATTGATGATGAAATTATGTATGTCAATTCAACAAACAACATTGATAACACCCTAACCATCGCACCTTGGGGTCGTGGGCAGCGTGGCACAGTTGCTGCTACACATAGCAACTCAGCCAAAGTATTAGTTGCTCCACTATTCCCACGCTATGAGATTAAGCGTGCTATCAATGACACTATCAATGCAATGTATCCATCAGTCTTTGCCGTTGGTCAGTATCAATTCTCTTTTATTGCTGCTCGCACAACTTACGATATTCCAGATGCCGTACAAAATATTCTTGCAGTATCACACCAAGTTATTGGACCAACCAAAGAGTGGCTACCAGTTCGTGCTTGGCAGTTAGATAGAACAGCAAACCCAACAGCCTTTGGCGATGGCACAAACTTTGGACACTCATTGGGTATCTACTCAGCAGTAGTGCCAGGGCGTACCGTCAATGTGGCTTACTCACAACGCCCAACTATATTTGATTTAACAACAGCAACAAGCCAAGAATACTCAACAGTAACTGGCATGCCTGATTACTCAGAAGATGTAGTTGTTTATGGCGCTGCCTTCCGTATGATTTCCTTTCTTGACCCATCACGCTTGGGTGCACTATCTGCAGAAGCAGATGTTCTTGACAATCAGCGTGGAGCACGAAGTGGTGAAAACGCAGCACGCTTCTTGTTCAATGTTTACAACACTCGTTTAAACGAAGTGGCGGAGAACCAACGCCGTCAATTCCCAATTCGTTCACACTACCAGAGATAGCAGGTAAACCATGGCAGCAGGCGACCCAGGTACTAGAAAGCGGAACTACTCCGCAACAGCGATTGAAACAAAACTACTTGCATCTATCGCAGCAGCAGCACAGGGAGATACAACCACTGGAGTTCTTCTTAACTCAATCAGCGGTTTCCCAACCACTTTTCCATACACACTTATTCTTGACCCAGATACTTCTAAAGAAGAAGTAGTAACGGTTACATCGGGTTCATCTACTACTATTGTAATTACTCGTGGACAAGATAACACAACTGCCTTTGCTCATGCTGCTGGTACCGCAGTACGCCACGGCGTATCTGCTCGTGAGTTTAAGGAACTACAGACTCACATCTCTGCTCGTGGTTATGATACAGATTCAGCAATCCTTTCAGGTGTAGATACACATGTTCACGGTATTGCCACTGGTGAAGGTGACATAGTTGGTACAGCCAAGGCTCAAACCCTTACTAATAAAACTTATAGCGCTGGTACTTTTACTGGTTCATTTACTGCTAGTGCTGCTACCTTTGCAAGCCCAACCATTACTAGCCCTACTATTTCAGGTAGCCCAGTTATCACTGGTCTTTCATCTGCTGGCATGTCTACATCATCTGCTACACCTAAATCTTATGTAGATGCAATCCTTGTTTTACAGACTGCAAGCCAAACCGCTGCTGCTACATCAGCAACAAGCGCTGCTACTTCTGCAACATCTGCTGCAGCAAGTGCAACCGCTGCTGCTACTAGCGCCACCAGTGCTGCAGCATCTGCAACCGCTGCTGCTGCTTCTGCAGCGACTGCTGCTTCTTCTGCTTCTGCTGCTGCTACCAGTGCAACATCTGCAGCAGCATCTGCAACGGCTGCTGCTACCTCTGCTGCTAGTGCTGCTACTTCTGCAAGCACAATGGGCGCAAGCGTAACTGCTGCAGCCACAAGTGCAGCCTCTGCTCTTACATCTCAAACCGCTGCTGCTACCAGTGCTACTAGCGCTGCTGCATCAGCCACTGCTGCTGCAACTTCTGCTACATCTGCAGCAACATCAGCAACTTCTGCTGCTGCCAGTGCTACTTCTGCTGCTAATTCAGTTGCAACTATTGCTGGGTATTCAACTACAGCATCAGCATCTGCTGCTGCTGCTGCAACTAGCGCTACAAGCGCAGCAACTTCGGCTACATCTGCATCTGCATCTCAAACTGCTGCAGCAGCAAGTGCAACGGCTGCTGCTACAAGTGCAACAAGCGCAGCAACAAGTGCAACTGCAGCAGCAACATCTGCTACTTCGGCTGCTACTTCAGCATCATCTGCATTAACATCACAAACTGCTGCTGCAACAAGCGCTGCTTCTGCTTTGACTTCACAGACAGCAGCATCAACAAGTGCGGCATCTGCAGCAACATCCGCTACAAGTGCTGCTACTTCTGCTACAAGTGCTGCTACTACATATACTAACTATGACCAGCGTTACCTTGGTTCTAAGTCATCTGCTCCTACAGTAGATAACTTAGGCAATGCTCTTATTACTGGTGCCACATATTGGAACTCTGCTACCAACACCATGTATGCATGGACTGGCTCAGCATGGAGTGCAATATCTTCATCTAGCACTTACTCTGCACCTACCCTTGGTTCAACAATTCTTCCATCTGGAACAACGGTTTCAACAGTTGCTGGTCTAACGCTAACAGCACCAACATTAACTGAAACAGTAACAGCCAGTGGCGATATTACTTTATCAGCATCTGGTGCTTTTGGAAGTATTAAAGATTATCAAACGCTCAATCTCATGGGCGCACTCTAAGAAAGAAAGGTAGTAACTAATGGCTACAGTAACAAAGGCTATTGCTCGTACAGCAGCAGCCACATCAAGTGCAACACTATACACAGTGCCTACAACAACAACTATAACTGTTGTTTCAAACATTGTGCTATCTAATGCAGCAACATCAGCCTCAACAGCAACCATTGCTTTTGATGGCGTAACGATTGTTCCTGCTGTATCTATACCTGCTAACTCTGTAGTTGGCTTTGATATGAAGCAGGTTATTCCTGCCAACGCAACACCTAAGATAATTACTGGGTTTGCATCTACAACTGCTGTGTCAATCCACATCAGTGGAGTGGAGATTTCATAATGGCATTTAACCAATTTCCTCAAAAGGGTGGTATCCCATCAGGTAACACTGCTGCTCGTCCATCAGGTCCTGTTATTGGTGATACTTATTACAACGGTACTTTAAGCATCCTTGAAATCTGGGATGGCACATCGTGGGTTGCATGTTCTGCTCCTCCAACAACTCCTTCTATTGTTTCTGTAACAGATGTTGGCACTAATGATTATACTTCTAATGGTTCACTTACTGTTGTAGTTGCTGCTGGAAGCGGTGGTGGTACACCATCTCAGTACAATGCATACACAACTGTTGGTGGATTTAGTGGTTATAGCGCAACTACAACTATTGCAATAAATGGTCTTGTACCAGGAACATCTTATATTGCTTATGCTAATGCTCAAAATAATTTTGGTACAAGTATTAATACATCAAATGCTGGTGCTGTAACTGCAACAACAAAGCCTCAAGTACCTACTATTGGTACTGCAACAGCAGGTACAGGTGCTAGTGCTACCGTAACTTGGACACTTGGCGCAACAGGTGGAAAAGTACTAACATCTATTAGTGTTATCCCATATCTTAATGGAACCACTGCTCAAACAGCACGCACAGCAGCAACCACAAGTGACACATCTCTTGTAGTTACTGGACTTACCGCTGGTGCTAACTACACATTTAAAGTTAAAACAACTAACGCTAATGGTGACAGCCCAGAAAGTTCTGCAACTAACTCTATAACCGTTCCATCTACAATTACAGCAGACATTATGGTTGTTGCAGGTGGTGGTTCTGGTGGTTCTGGACTGCAGTCAAATTCATCAAACGGTGGAGCAGGTGGTGGTGCTGGAGGATTTAGATTAATAACTTCTCGAACAATGACTCCTGGCACTGCATACACTGTTACCGTTGGAGCAGGTGGAGCGCAATCAACAACCACAACAGGCAATAGTGGAGTTAACTCATCTATTTCTGGAAGTGGATTTTCAACCATAACCGCATCTGGTGGTGGTCAAGGTGGTTGCAATGGAACTAATAACAAAGCAGGCACAGCAGGCGGTTCTGGTGGCGGTGGCGGTGGAACTGGTGGTTCTTCTGCTGGCGGTGGTGCTGGTAACGCAGGTTCTTATTCTCCAGTAGAAGGTTATGCTGGTGGCAGTGGTTCTACAGATGGCGCTACTTATGATGCTGGCGGTGGCGGTGGTGGTGCTGGTGGCGCTGGGGCAAGCGGTAGTGCAAGCGGAAGCGGAACACCTGGCTACGGTGGCGTTGGTTATTACGATTCAACAACCAATAACATTGGTGCTGCAACTACTACTGGTCAATTATCTGGTGGTAATTATTACTACGCAGGCGGTGGCGGTGCTGGAGGCAATAGTAGACCAGCAGGTGCTGGTGGACTTGGCGGTGGCGCTGCTGCTGGTGCTGGCGCTGGAACTACGACCACTTCATCAGGAGGCGCAGGAACCGCAAACACAGGCGGTGGTGGTGGTGGAGCAAATGGTGCCAATACAAGTAATTACGGTGGCGCTGGTGGTTCTGGAGTTATTATTTTAAGAGTATCTGGAACATATACTGCTAGTGCAACTACTGGTTCTCCAACCCGAACAGTTAGCGGTGGTAATACATATTACACATTTACAGGAAGCGGGAGTATAACAGCATAATGGCACACTTTGCTAAATTAGATAAAGACAATAATGTTCTTGAGGTTCTTGTTGTAAATAATAATACTCTTGATTCTGCAAATGAAGAAGCATCTGGTATTACTTTTTTAACAGAACTTTATGGACATAATAACTGGAGACAAACATCTTACAATAAAAGTTTTCGTAAAAACTTTGCAACAATAGGAGGAAGTTACAATGAAGCCTTCAATGTATTCCTTCCACCTAAACCTTTCCAGTCATGGAAATTAAATACTACTACTCTTGAGTGGGAAGCACCTACCCCTAGACCAAACGACATTAATGGATTTGGTTGGAGTTGGTTTGAATTAAACCAAGAGTGGGTTAAGTTTCCAAAAATTCCAGACTTAAATTAATTTATACCCCTGAGCATGGGTTAAAACTGCTCATCTATTATTTATTAAAACATAAGGAGAAGCAGTGGCATCAAAGTCGCCAGATATTTCCGAGCGCACGATAATTGATTTATCAGGTCGCCTCTCTACATACTATGACCTTAACGGTAACGCCTTTGATGTGGCTATTGCTGGTTTGCCATTTATTATGGCAGTAACAGACAGTACCCCATACAAGCGACAGACTGCAGAGTTCCGTGCTCAGCGTGTAGACCAGATGCGTGACCCAGGTGAACATACCCTGGCTGGTTCAGGCTACTGGACACGAAGCCAATCTTCTTTTCATTATGGTGAAGGCATCCAATTTACTGAGCCAATGGAAGGTAACGATAATGAAGTTCGCTTTCGTTACAACTCATCCTATGGCGTTAACCCATGGACTCCAGGGCAATTAACACTTCTTAGAAACACAACTAAAGTTCAGGCTTTTACTGGTGCATGCAAGATAGATACTGGTGCTAGTAGCGCTGGCGTTCCTTTCCTTATTGCTACTGACCTGGCACCACGCACCACACAAACCACTGCAATGTACAAGATTACAACTGCTGGTACATCTACTGCCCTTGTTAATTATTCTTCTATCAGTAATGAAACAATCCTTGGCACCACATCTGATGGCACATATATGTATGTTGCTACAACTGCTGGCATGTATGACATTAAATTATCTGATGGCACAACACATAAACAATATACATACAATAGTTTAACACTAGAACATGCAGCACTTAAGTATGTAAAAAGTCGCGTTGTTGCTGGGCTTAAGTTTACTAACGGTACCTACGCAGCCTATGAATTATTGTTTCCCGATAAGGGCGCTGGCGCTGCAACTGATATTAAAAAGACAATGGCTTCAACACATGGAACTCAAATTAACGGCTCAACTAATATGCCAGTTTCATGGACATGGACTGCAGTAGCCGAAGGTTCTAA